CTCTGATGCAGGGGATGCTACTACAACACAATCTTTACGACTTGTTGCAATGCGAACCAATTCATCAGTGACGGTAGCATTAGCTGCTGTTGTACCTGCACCTGGTGCAATAAGGAAGTCAACCGTAATAGTATCTTTATCCTCAAATACAGAGGCTGCTGTTACTAAATCGGATGATAAAGGACTGGCGTCGACACCGCCTGCTAATTCGTAACTTCCGGAATCTAGTCCTCCAGCAACACGTACCCAGTTAGAACCTCTATTGACTACATCTTTAACATAATTGGAAGATCCATCACTATTAGTTGCAGATGATGAATCATCAACAAAAGCAAATCTTTCAAGTACTGTACCTGCGGACCCCGAAATAACTCCATCCTCGTCAATTACTAGGACGTGACGTTCATTTCCTACTGGAGCACCATCAAAATTGGCCTTAAAGGGCCAGTTGGCCCAGCCTGTACTGCTGGTAGCTTCTACTTTTAAAGAATTACCAACCACGCCGGGGTATTTAGCAAAGATTCTGTTATCAGAATCACTTGTGTAACTTAAGTTGTTTTCCCACTGCTCGTTATTTTTTATTAATTGTGCAGTACCACCAGAGTTAACACTATTGACCGCGGCTGCGCCAACGGCTCTTGTAACTTGTAGTGAATTTGCATATCTTAAAAAATTAGCGGCAGAAAGAAAATCTATATTTGTATCTGCGCCTGGGGCTGCAAACGTAGAAGCAAGACCCGCTTCATTGCCAATGAGGGTTGCTTTGTCTACTGGTCCCCAGCGAAAATCACCTATAAAAGCTCCAGTCGTAGATTGGACGTTTGGTACGCCACCAGTTAAATCTACTTCCTTGACGATTACGGCAGGTGATTCGGACGGAGCGAATATTGCCATATGTTTTTTCCTTTTCCAGAATCGAATTATAAGTTTTACATAATACGGAATTCAATTACTTATATTTATAGTTTTATATATTTAGTAAATTTCTTCAAAATCCGCAACCACACCTGTTGTGGCCCATACATCCCTTAAATCCGCTTCTTCAATTGCAGCTATACCATCATCTATAAAACCAAATGGTAAGACATCTTCTTCTATGGCCTTCATTTGATTCTTAAACATCATATCCTTAACATTTACATCGGTCAACTGTAAAAAGTAATCTCCTATTGCAAAGTATGCAAACATTACTAAATTCATCATTAGATCATCATGATTGCCTTCCGAGGCTTCGTATGATGTTCCCTTTGATACGAATGTAGATGTTTCTAGTATTGTGTGGTTATCTACTAATTCTAATTTTCTTTCTTCCAATAAATCCTTAATAGCAGAACAACCAATTCGTTTAATTTTCCTATTCATCTCTATACCAAGCCGGTTTGATTTTACGGTTGATTCAACATGTAGATTTTCATATTCTAAATCATAGTAAAGTCCATTACATACTATGGTACCCTGATCATTTGATTCCACCACAACCCAAGCCTGGTTATAAAAATTAGCATACTTATATATAATATTAGGGAAGAGTAATGGCGAGATAAGATTATTGCGATACACAGCCACCTGTTTAAAGGGTCTAGTGCTAATATCGATTACATTAAAAGTAGAGTAGTCCTGACCTCTCCCCTTTGAAACATCCACTGACATTACATATTGATGATCAGCTACTGGATCACTATAGATCCAAACACTATTACCCTCTAAAATCTTTGCTGGAGGTAGAGCCCTGAAACTCATAAGGGTTTCGGCATTAATAAGAGTATCTCCTGTACCAAAGAATGTATTGCCAAATTCCTGATCAAATTGTAATTGGGATGTATTTGATATAGTCTGGTTTTTCCACTTTTCATCTCGGCCCGGTACATCCCACCAGTCAACTCTAAAGGATTGGAATTCATTTACTTCCTGAACTGCTCCCTCCCATATCTTATGAAATTGATTGCCAATACCATTAGCCGTAGAAGTAATAATAACCTTTGTATCCTTACCGGATGAAATAACTGGATAGGTAGAGGTATAAAATTCAGAAGCATTTTCAACGAATGCAAACTCGTCTAGGTATAACAAGTTGACAGACATGCCCCGAATAGATGACCCCGATGTGGCGGCCGAAACAATTCTACTGTTGTTTGAAAATTCAATTGATCTTTTGTTTAGGGCCTTACACCCGGGCTGTAAAAAGAAAGGTAAATGCTCCAACATAAGTGTTACGCGCCCAAGCATTTCCTGAGCTGTTGCACCTTTGTTGGCCAATATGGCAATTACTTTTTCTGGATGAAATACAGCATACCATAATAGATAGGCTACGGACGATATAGACTTACCCGATTGACGACAGGCCAATACAATAGAAAATCTATTATCCGTAAAATGATTAAACATTTGTTCTTGGTAATGATATAATTCAAACGGAACCAATCCATGATCAACATGAATAATCTTACAGTATTTAGATGCAAAGTAGGAAGCATTTTGAAGACACTTTTTATATTCTCGTACTTCATCAGCCGTAAAATTATGAAGTACACCATCTCTTTTTATATTTACATTTCCGAGATATGTATCATTCATCTTTCTGGTAGTCACTAATGTCAACTATCTTATCCTCATCATCTAAAAGCATACGCTGCAAATCACTAGTAGAACCAACAAACACATTATTGGTTGTTGTACCCTGAAGTTGTTTTGGATCTTCTACCTTATTATAGTCTTTTTTCTTTTTATGCAAATCCATTAGTGATCCATTTATATCACCAACATTCTTCATCATATTAGCAAATACTTCATAGGCCCTGGGATGCTCGGTAGCTCGAGCCACCTCAATCATATCTTCTAGGGCTTCCGAACCCTTGGACAGAAGATCATGATATATCCGCCGAGAATATTCAAAGTCATTTTCGGCTGTTTGCTTGTCTTTATCCATCACACGTACAATCGGAACATCCACAAATTTCACCGTCATCCATATCTTGATCTTGGCAAACTAAATCACCAGAGATTTCATCTCTTTCTGCTTGACGCTCAAACTTTGAACCTTCTTTATCTATACAATGGCAGGCATGGCCACAACTAGAACATGTTTTTTCCGACATTAACTACTCCCACTATCAAAATCAAATAGGTAACTATAATCTGCTGAATCGGTAAATCCAAAATCTGAATCCGCAGATACATCAAATGGATTGGGTCTCACCCTTATCTTTCCTACCTGTAAATCCGAATCTACCAATCCTCTTTGTATTTCATAAAGATTAGTAAGAGAAGTCTTAATAACTCCTGATTCATTAATTGGTCCGTAAAAGTTAAGTCTCATATCAAATGTTAAAGTATATATAATAGTTCTTCGTTGTTCTAATGGCGCTTCATAATCATCTGCAAAGTCAACACTATTAAGAGCAATTGGAATATCTTCCTTTATATTTGGAAAGTCTTCAAATGGTTTCATGGTTAAATTATACTGAGGATTAAAGTATGGTAAAATCTGTTCTACGACCTGCAGCGCGTCATCTTGATTCTTGGCATATATACTTAATTGAAATGTTAGATTATAGGGCACAAAACTATAAAATTTATTTCTTAAATCATTTAAAGAACCACCCTGTGTAAAGGTATTAGTTTTTTGTAGCTGTCTGCCCTGATCATATGCTATTGATATGATTTCAAATGACATACGAGGCAACTTTACGGCTATCTTAGTATTGTTTACAAGATCAGGATTTTCCCTAATTCTATCCAAAAAGGCTCTCTTAGGAGCATATGATAGGGGAACCTTTATTTGACTTATTACTGCACCGGCACTATTTTTACGCAAAACATAAATGTTATTAAACAGTGTGCCAAATGTAGCTACTGCCTTCCTGAACTTTTGATGATAGAAGTAAGTAAACATAATTAGCCTTTATAAATTGTCTGAAGAAGATTTTCAAACTCTTCAACCTTAGCCAAACGATTTGGCCACAGAATATAATCCTTCTCAGGATTCTTCTTTAGATTGTTCAGCAGAGGAACAACTGCATTATAGAGTTTATCAAGTTTATCTTGAGTTGCAGCGCCTGTTGACTCTAATTTCCAAGCAGTTGTAGTTGCCTTTTGAACTGCTTCTAATTCATCTTCGTCCACGGCCGTAAAACCAAAATCAAATATATCAGTCATCAGGATCTCCAAATGGGTTTGATTCACTAAAGTCTAGGAATCCATCAGAAATTGTTTCAAAGTCATCGTTCTGTTCATTTTCCGCTATTTGATTTTCTTCGGTTATAGCTGCCACCCTTATTGATCCATTTAATCCGGTTATTAATTGACCTGCAGTAAACGTATGAAATTTGCCATCATCCGCTCCTACATGAGATAGTCTAAGCGTCTTGGTAAGGTCCAGCCATTGGTTTACTTCTCCGGTCATAATTACACCATCAGCAATGGTCATCGTAACATTTTCTCCAATAGAAAAATGTTGTGGACCTACACCAACCGAATCAAGTAATAAAGAATAGGTGTAGGCATAATCTTGTTCTATACCATCAATATTAATAATGCCGGTATCCATGTCCTCATCATTATATTCAAACAATTCACATCTTAATTTAAATGTTGGAAGATTTGACAGCTGATAAAACGGTTGTTCATGTTCTACCTGCATTATTTCGAACAATGAATTTGATAGTGGAAGAAATATTAAATCACCTTCCCTGGGCCTACCGCCACTAATATCATTATCATATCGTTTTACTGTTTGGGTCCAACGCTTACGTGCAACCACAAAACTGGCCTGATCCCTTATCTGTACGCCAAACTTAGTAAATAAATCTCCCTCACCATCAAAGCCCTCAATGTTTTCAATATACATTTCTACTTTATAGGCTGAACCAAACCTTGAAGGAACATCATCACCAAATACCTTATCTTCATTTACTATCTCTCTTGGTAGATAATAAACATCCTGCCCATACATCTGTAGGGATTCTATAACTATATCTTCATAGAGTAATTGTTCAGATCGAACTTTTTGACTAAAGTAATAATTAGTTGCCATGTTAACCTACATAAAAGTCTGGGGGTAATTCGAAGTCGGTTCTTATCTTTTCTCTCAGCTGACTTATTTCGTTTGTAGCCTCTTCAAAAATCCTTTGACCATTTAACTGGACACCACCAGGTAACTGCATACCCTCGAACTTAGAAAGATTTGATCCCCACTGTTGCTTGATTAGGGCCGTGGCATATTCCTTTAACCATAGATCATCCCATATCTGAGTAGCCGCCGAGTCAATCATGGTGTAGGCCTCATATACAAGAAAGTCACCCAGCTTTATATCACCATCAACAAAATCTCCGTGTACATATAATCTATTCTGACGTCTTACATAATCTACCTGAGCAGAACCAGCCAACTTCATATCAAGTAATGAAAGATATTGTTGTATTTGTTCATAGTAGGCCAAGTCACCTATAAAGGTATACATATCAGTAATATCATTTAACATCATTTGATATTTTATATCAAACATATTTCTTGTAATAAGATTTGAATTTGTTTTAAATAATTTTGTGATATGCAAGACATTACTGGATACCGTAATATATCCATAATCTATATCTTGCTGGGTTACTTCATGAGAAACATATCCCCTATAGGTAGCATCGGAATGGTACTCTCTCCAATATTCAAGAGCTTCATCGACCCTATCCGATACCTGATCATCATCAACATTGATTTCAATTACGGGGTCACCTAGTTTTCTCTTACACCATTCACTTAATTGAGCTTTTGATTGGACCGACATATTTCCCTCGTATATAAATTATGTTACTATTTATATGTTTTAGGACATCTCTTTTTGCTCCATAGGACTAAATACATGATCACCATGATGTTGACATATCACACCAAAATCTACCCATATCTGCATTCCCATGGCCTTTACTTTATTACAGAAGTAGGTGTCCTCAGATATTGCATGGGCATGATTTACGGCTGATGTATAATAAAAATGGGGGTAGTGCATGCTCCTCAAGACATTACCTTTAATTAGACAGCACCCCATTCCAACTGCAGATACCTCCATTACTTTATATTTTAGATCATCAGTCCACAATAAATTTTCCTGACCTCTTGGAGTATCAACATATACTTCAGTAATATTCATTGGTGTTTTACGTTGTACATAGACCCCAGAGCTAACATCTTTATTGAGACTCAATAGACGTATCAATGCACTTTCATCAAAAGATATGTCGCTGTCTACAAAAAAAGTATAATCATAGTTCTTACCCCACTCAACGGCTAGATTGCGCACCTGATCAACCATATATCCAAAAAAATACTCGAAATGTAGTTTAACATTGCTGGGCACCTTTAAATCAAAAATTGATTTAAATGTAGCAGGTTCTATATATTTGTTTGTGGGTATAGCAACCAAAATATTTATTTCACCTGGTCTTTCTTCAATCTTTTTAATTTCACTTCTTTGATCTGGTACAACATATGATATTGCTGCATTTTCATTTTGTTCCATTTTATTCACCTTATAGTCATTAAGTGGATTTATATCATTATAAAAACACATTATTTCCTTGACTGCCTTAATTTTATTTGGGTCGGCTCTTTCTATAATTTCATAAAAAAGTGGATTGTCCATACCACTCATTCTATATTTACCATCTTTCATAAAAATTTCCGGATCTATATCTTTACATAATCTACCCAAATGGGTTCTTAAATGTGTATAGGGTATATTCCAGTTAAAAAGATAATCTCTATATCTTTTATTCTTTTTTATTTCTTGGGGATAGTCCTGGGCTATTAATGGTATTTCATCTGCTAGACTCCACATAGATCCATAGGTAAATTCAATTCCATTGTTATATAGGTCATTATAATAATGAAAAATAGTATTATTGCTGACCAGGAAATCATCACCGTCCAAAAGAATTACTATATCATCGTCCTCAACCCATCTTTCAAATGCATTAATTTGATTTCTTATACATCCATATCTTTTAATATTGCTAATAATTTCTCTCTTAGGATTCTTT